TGGCTCTTTCGGAGACTGCTTTGTCTCCTTCTTTTATAAGTTTGACTAAAGCATTGTCTTTAAATAGGAATTGAGTCAGTATCCCAAGACCAGATTTTAAACGGCCAAACCATTTAGAACTTGATGATTGTGCTTTGTCAGTGTTTTGCGTTACTTCAATTAAGACGCCAGCGTATTCGCTTAGTTTTGTTGTGGTCTCTTTAAGGATTGGTAGGAAAAGAATACCAATTTGCGTCTGGGCGTCTTTAAGTCTGGCAGTTAAAATACGTTGCTGGTTGGCTGCATCTTTAGAAGTCAAAGCAAAGTTGCCCTGTTGCAAGGCAGTCTTTTCGAGAATAACTGCCTGAGCCGCAAGGCTTTTATTTGCCGGCGTTAATGCCTCTTTGGTAGTTTTTGTTAGTTGTAGTTCTACTGCTTTAGTACGCAAAGTCATGTCGTCTAGCAACACGCCATAGCGCCTCAGTGGTTCAGCCTCACCACGCAAGCCAGCACCTAACGCCAACACTGCATCTTCTGGACTGGTGTTATTAAACGAAGCCAAGTCACTTGCAAGTTGGCTGAACTTGATAGACATTTCAGTAAGGTCAGTGCCGGTCAATCCTGCTGCTTTACCAAGGACACCAAAAGTTCCTGCTGCTTTAAGAGCCTCAGTTTTTGATTGACCTAGTTTTGTGGAGGCTGTATTGCTGAACTCCACAATAGATTGGCTGGCGTCACCAAAGATTTGGTTGGCTTTGCTGGTCTCTTCGTTAAGGTCACTGGCCATTTTAGAGGCTTTGAAAGCGGCAGCGCCCAAAGTTGTTAAGGCAGCAGTGGCAGGAATAAGACTCTTTTTCATTGCAAATGCAACTTTGTCGCTGGTCTTTTCCAGTTGTTGGAATTGGCGTTGGGCTTGCTTTAGTCCCTTGGCGTCAAATTCCGAAACGATGTTAAGAATTACACTCATTAGATAACGCCTCCTCTTCCTGTCAGTTTCATTACTTTGTTTACAAGTTTTTTAACGTCGGCTTCTACTTTTTCTTGCGATGCTTCGTAAGCCTTATAGATAATACGAGATGGAGGCCCAAAGCGAGCGGTTAAGTTATTGCCCATTGTGCCCTTTGCAAGAAAGTCTAATGCGGTTGCTTGTGGCCCAAGCCATCTGATACCGAAGGTACCTAGGTTCTGTCTAAAACCAAGTCCTGTGTCTCTTATTTTTTTGCCGCTGGTAAAGGCTTTAAGGTTTTTGCGTACCAGAGCGTCGTTCCAGGACATAATGTCAGCGCCGGACTTGCCCTTCCATGACCTAGCCATGCCCGACAGTGGTGGGCCGTTAGGCAGTAGAGACTCTGCTTTGCCTAAAACTGGCTGCACAATCTGTTTGAAGTCACGAGTAATTTGGCGACGTAGTTTTTTGTCAATATCGTTAAGTTCTTTCAGTGCCTCTTTAAGTCCTGAAAACTCTATTCCAAAATCTGCGGCCATTACTTTCGACTTTCATTTATCATTTTGATGACTGTCGAGAGGTCGTCACTGGTGAACTCTATCTCATGTGGCCAGAACCCTGTGGCAATGAGCACCGCCGCTAGGGAATGTCGGTAGGTGCCTCGGAGAAAGGGCGGTCTGTGTCCTCGCTCTGGATTTCCAATGACACTAATTTCTTTATGAAATCGTCAAAGACAATCGGAACGACTATGCCGTGAGTCTGGCAAGCAGACCAGCAAAGAAAAGCCAAATCTTCAATGCCAATACCGTTAGCCATCTCTGACGCTTTAGTTTTGAACTTGCGTTCCCATTGTGTAACAGCCCAAAGATTGGTAGTTACTGTGAATGGGCCTTCGCCCATGTCAGCACGAAGTTCTAATTTCATGTCGGGTTTCCTTTGTGTTTTAGTTAAGAAACAATGGTGGAGAGAACCCCACCTCGAAAAGTAATGCTGATGGTGCTTAGTTCGCCCATTGTTGCATCTATGACTGGAAGTTCTTCTAAATAGGTGCCCACTAACTCGAATCGGGGGGCTGTCGCAGTAGCGGTAGTCAAAGCAGCGTCAGTTACTGCAACTTTGACAGTTGTAACTGTGCCGACAAGAGCCGCAAGTGTTGCGTAAGTTTCCGTGGCTGCATAGGACATATACAAATCCAGCACTATTTCCTGGTCTGACAAACCTGCCACGAATGACCTGGATGTGCTTCCGAAACTAGTTGCTTCAAGAGCCTCGGCGCGATTTCGGACGGTTGCGCTAGTACACATATCCGTTAAATTTACACTGTTAATCAGTACGCCTGGGTTTGAAAGGTATGTTGCTGAAGCCATGGTTTACTCCTCTGGAGATGTTTCTACTGTTTTAGCAGATTTGGTTGGGGTTTTGTCGGATTTGATAAAGCCACCCTCAATGAGAGCGTCAATGTTGGTTTCTTCGGAAGGCTCGAATTTGTCGCCCGGTGTTCCGATTCTTGAACTAATGATTGTGTACATGATTCGCCTTACGCTGTCTGTGCCTGTATAGATACTACTAGGTCATAGCACGGATATTCGGCACCACCAATAAGGTAGGCCGTTGGTTGGCCGCTCATCACAATGACGTTGCTCGAAATTACTTTGGCTGTAATGTCCAAAAGTTGGCGTAGGACTGGCAGGCCAGCAGGGCCAGAGCCAAGAACTTTAATTGGAAAAGAAACGTTAAGGATGTTGCCGTTGCCAGCAAAGGTAGTAAAGGATGGGGCGTCCACAAAGACACAGTTAGGCACGATTCGTGTTGGGTCGGTTACAACCCTGATGCCTGCCACTGTGGCTATCTTGGCTGCCACATCGTCTAGGGCTTCGTTGAGAAGGTCTGTAAAGGCCACTACGCCACCTGGGGGCGTGAGATGCCCAAGAGTTGCTTAATCATCGGAGTCATCGCTGAGACGCCTGCAGAGCCCATTCCGTCGAAGGTAGCAAAAGTGTCTTGCACGCTGCCACGGCTGCGCCACAGAGCGGCACCGTACATTAGGACGCCCAAGGTGCAGTCACCGCCTGGTGAGGTTCCGAGTGCATCGCCGGTGTAACCGGACTCCTGCCTGCGTCTCCAGCAGAAAGCGTTGGCCGCTGAGACAGATTGTGTGAGCAGGGTGTAGTCATCGCTTGGGTCTGTAATGTCCACCCCAAGATATGTTTCTAACTGTTGCACTGTCGTCCATGTGCAGACCTGGTTATAAACAATAGTGCCGCCAGTTGAGGCCACACGTTCCACGTTGTCACCTGTGCAAGCAAACAGAACTTGGTTAGGTATTGGATTGTTATTGTCAAATAACAAATTACCTTCGGTGTCTATTCCAATGTATTCAAACTCTGGTTGTGCATAAACAGTAAAGGTGCCGTTAAAAGGCACTGCAACACCAGCGATAGTGATGGGTTGCCCCACCGCTATCTCTGTGTTGGTCAGTGTTTGTAGCACTGCATAGTTGTCTAGCAGTTGCTTGAAAGTGACTGTGTATGTAGCCATGGCGGCTTACCGCCTTTCTGACTAAGCCTGAGTGATTTTGCGAATCATGCTTGAGTTTGCAGCGAATGTTGCTGCGTACCCGAACACGCTCATCTGACGGCCAAGTGTTGAAGGTACTTCTACTGACAACATTCCACGGTCTTGACGGTAAATTTCAAACGCATTCTGGTTCATGATAATCATGGTCTTTGCGGCAAACTTATTGTCCACTACGATTTGCAAACCAAGTGGGTTCATACCTGACCATGATGTTGCCTGGCCTGCGCCAAGGCTGTTCATGCCCATAAGTCCAGGAGCCCCAATGCTTGGAAAAATTGGTCTTCCCGTTGTGTCCACCAGTTGGCCCATCAAACCCCATGTTGCTGGGTCCACAAAAATATGGGTTGGCAAGTAGTTGGTTGCTGCAGAAGTTGTGACTGCTGCGTCGTAGATTGACTTCATTAAGTCAGTTACTGACAAGTCCCACACTCCATCCGAAGATGCTGCTGCAAGCAAGTTGTCTGCAGCGTAGTTGTCAATGGCTGTGAGGTACTGGCCTGCAAGGTCACGAACAATAATGTCCATTGCGTTGGGGTCTGTGAAATCAAGTACCTGGTAGGACAATTGAGCACTGCCACTGAACGTCACTTTGGTAACTGTATTGGAAGCAATTACAGCGGTGGTTGCTGACACTGCTGTCAGTTCTGTTGTCTGCTGCGCAACGGTCGGGTGAGTAGTCCAGGTAGGACGAATGAATGTAGAACCTGCACCACTGTTTGGCATCGCGCGAGTTCCGAGTGCTGACAACACTGGAGCGACGTAGTTAATGTCCTCGAACACAGGAGCCAAAATGGGAACCGGCGTGATGCCAGAATCATTACTGAGGACGTTGTCTCCTGCTGCGGCTTCGATTGGATTCTTGTGGTATGCGCGATAGTCAGCAAAAATACGCTGTGCTGCTGCGGCTACTTCGCCACCCTTGTGCATTGCTGCTACAAATTCGCCGGCAGTTGGCAAACGTGGTTCACGCTTGGCTGCTGCAAACAATGGTGCTGCTGCTTCGATTACTTCTGGAACTGGGGTTTCTGACACTTCGGTCTCCTCTGACTCTGTGGGTTCTGGCTCGTCGGGTGCCGTTTCTGTATTATTGCTTAAATCATCCTCTGATGTGGGGATACTCGCTGCAACATCTGTGATGATACTACCGCTAAAGGCTGGCTGGGGTACCAGTGACAATTCGAGCCAATCACCTGCTTTGATAATCATGACGCCATCTTCGTTGAAACTGTAGTCAGTTGGGTTTACGCCAACGCTTACAGAATCCAAAACGCCGTCTGACGCCAAGATTAGGGCTTCATCGCCAAGGGCTGTGGTGCTTACTTTGGCTGTGAAGTACATAGCGTCTTGGTCGTCTGTGCGCTCGGTGACAATACCAATGGCTTGCGTTGAGTCGTGGCTCATGTAAAGTTTTGGTTTTTTGCCGGTGGTTGGCAAACTCCCTGGCAGGAATGAAACGACCTGGCCTCCTGAAACCATGGCCTCAGTGTTGTAAGGCAATGCAATTCCAGTAATGGTGCGCTTGGCTACGCCATCGCTGGCTGCTGCATCTACAGAAAATGTGCTGGTAGTTAATCTAATCATGGTGCTGTTTGGTCTTTCACTTGGGTTGGCATTGCAAATGGCACGCCATTGTTAGGGATATTTAAGTCTCCGCCTGCAAGGTTTACGATTGCTCTGGCTTCGTCTGAGGTTATTACTTTTCCAACACCAAGGTAAACCTTTTGGATTACTTCGGCTATTTGCATTGCTGAGACGTCAGTTGTCTCGTCGCCGCTAGGCATTGCGTCTGCTGCGTAATTCTCTTCTAGGTAACTGTCGGTGTCAAACTTGACATAGGTGCCGCGTGGCAAAACATTGTTCATGCTGAGAGTGGCTGCAATGCAATCGGCGTATGGCTTAACACCAAAGATGTACAGGTCAGCGCGTGACTGTTCACTGCTGGTGTAGGCATAAGAGCCAGTGGCAACGCCTACAAGGTAAGGGGGAACTCCACATAGGCGTGCCAAATCTAAAGCCGAATACTGTGCAGACTCAATCATAAGCATCTTGTCTGGGGTGGCATTGCTTGGCTCGTAGGTCAAGAACTCGTTAAGAACTGCAGTCTGGCTAGTCAAACGTGCCTGGTTGAAGGCTGCGCCTATCTCGCCAAGTTCTTGTGCTGACAAGGGTTCGCCTCCGTTTTGACGCAAAACGCCAGACGGAATGGACGACCTGGCGTAGTTGTAGCGGCTATCTTCGACCTTCAACGCTGTAGCAATGGTCTGTGTGGAACTGTAGATGATGCCTTGGATAGGGCTAATGAACTGGACAATGTCTCGATAGTCCATTTCGTTTCCGGCGAACATGATGGACTCTGACGGCCCAAAGAACACTGGCCCTGTCTGGTCTTGTGTTGTGATTGAGCCCATTGGTAAACGACGGAACTTTGAAGGAAAGCCAGAGGCATCTCTTTCAAGAATTACCCACATAGCCCTGCCATAAAATAGAAGGTCGTCCAGCGTCCAAGCCATAAGGAAGTTGTATGTGTTGCTTGGGTCTGGCTGGCGTAGCCAATCCTTTGGCGCTAATGGTGTTTCTTCCATTTCGCCAGTTTCGTTATTAAACTTTTCGCTGTACATTTTTAACGGCATACAAGCAATGACAGAAGCAAGTAAGTCCCTACTGCGTGAAACCGTTGCCAAAGTCATGGCTTGGTTTCGCTGCTGGCCTTCTAGATAGTTATAGAAGTTCATCACAGGGTTGGATGATGTGCCTACAGGCGAATACCCCACAGCGGCTTGCACTTTAGGCATTGGGCTAATTGCAGCCTTAGTGACTTTATTATTGAAGATAGCCATGATGGAAGTATGCCACTTTCAGTTAGAGAATTGTGGTATTGCTCTGCTCATCCCGACAACGCCCAAAGCAATACCGCCGACAGTTTAGCCACCAATGACAACCATCATAGGTTTAGTCTTTTGTTTTGGTTTAGAAACTTGGGCCACTGCCCACACCATCACACGGCAAAGTTCTATTGGGCCTGGTGATTTCTGGGAACTAATGACTGCACCGGATGGTGTTTTGACTAGGACTGCCCTGGAAACGTGGTCAGCCAGCAGGCTTTCGCCGTGGTGTTTGACGTTGCCTTCGTGAATCATTGACCGCACAAGGGTTGTGAACTTGGTTAGTTCTGCATATCCGGTAATGGTTGTGCGCCGGCGCAAAGACAATGGAACATGAATATCGAGCGTTGGCGTTATTAGCAGATGCACTTGTGGGTTTTCCATAACTCTTTCAATGGCTGTCCACATATCTGCTTCGGTCTCTACCACAAACTCTGTGTGCACTATGACTTTGCCGTCTAGTTCTACAGCCCTGACACCAACATATCGAGCGTCATCCACAGAACTATCCACAGATAAATACCCACCATCTGGCATAGGAATATCTGTCTGATTCTTTTCCCAGACACCCAAATCCAGCCAAGCCCCCCTAGCCGTAATCCACTGATTTAGGTGCGCACGCATAAAACTGTCTTTTTTAGACACTGCTCGAAGAGCCTCAATAGTGATAGTTGTCCCCAAAGATGGGTTAGCCCAGCACCAATTCTTTTCATCCAGCGGTGACAGGTGCGACGGCATTGACCATTCAGCAAAATAAAACAGGCTAGGAATCCCTTTGTCAATGTCTGCCATGGCCTGCTGACGTAACTTAATCATGGTTTCGCTGTGCTGGTCTCCGGCTGTGGACCACATAGAAAGCAGCGGAGACTTGCGAGCAATCTGGCTAGGACGCAAAGCAGCGTCCACAACCTCAGCATCTATATCAAAAAGTTCGTCACAAATAATCAAATCGTGACTGCCTCCATGCAAAGACTTAGTTGCAGCACGAATCTCCCACCTAGAACCGTCTGGCATTTCAACAGATTTACGGCCTACAGCCTGAAACTTTTTACCTCCAAATGACTCCACAAGGATGTTGGCAAGCAAAGGAAAGATGGCCTCAGCCCTATCTAGTTTGTTGGCAACGCTCATAACTGACTGTGGACCGCCACGCAACACCGCACCCTCAGTAATCCACCATCCACATAACGCCTGGAGAGCGACCGACTTTCCGGCTTGTCTGGCTGTGGAACACAACGCCTCACGAAACTGCAACACCCCATTGCCGTCATGAGCCAACTGCCCAGACAGTGCATGAACCTGCCAAGGCATCAAAGTCATCTTCATGTGACGCTCAGCCCAAGCAGCAACCAAAGGCCCATAACTCTCAGTCCCAACCCCAACCGATTCCAAACGAGGCTTTTCCCTGCCCACTCGCCAGTCATGACCGTCAGATTCCCCAAAAAATACGGAGGAAAT